TGTGCTCCGACATCACCTTTTGTGCCTTTTTCTCCTTTATCGCCAACAGCACCTTGTGCGCCTTGCACTCCAACTTCACCTTTATCGCCTTTTGTGCCATTTTCTCCTTTATCGCCAACAGCACCTTGTACACCTTGTGCTCCGACATCACCTTTTGTGCCTTTTGTGCCAGCATCGCCTTGTGCACCAGTTGATCCAACTGCGCCTTGCACTCCAACTTCACCTTTATCGCCTTTTGTGCCAATATCACCTTGCACGCCTTGCGCACCTGTTGCACCCTTGTCGCCAGCAACACCTTGTGCTCCTTGTGCACCTGATCCACCAACAGCAGGTTCACCTTTGTCACCTTTCGCGCCTTTGTCGCCTTGTTCATATAACTCGGTAAAATTGTCGTTAATCTTATCAAATGCAACGCGAAGTTTATCGCCTGTGCCGTCATTTGCTGCTGTGCCGATATTAATATTTTGTCTTGCCATTTTATTGCTCTTCGTCTGAAGTTAGTAATTGGGTGTCTGCTGTAATGACAAAAGAATCAACAGTATATGTGTCTGTATTTGCAGTCACAGGATTGATATAAGGATATTCTTGCAACACATCAGTAAATCCAAAATCACTATTTGATGCTGCGCCTATTGGATCAGGTGTTACAGATTGATAAACAACTTGCAATGGAACATTTACATCTTGATTAATTGTGCAGGTTACTCCTGACTCATCACCTTTTAACACAACGTTTTCGACAAAAGTTCCTGTCTGAACTTGAATTGTGACTGTGTTTCCATTTTGACTGCTGACTCGACCAATTGCTGTTGCTGTTGGAATATTGTCGCCTTGATATACAACTTCACCAAGTTTAAATACACAATTGTTTTCTAAAACAAATTGACGTAGTGCCGTATTCTCAAGTTCAAAAGATGTATTTGCAATAGTTTTTCTAATGAGGCTTCCTTCAGAAGCGCCAGTATAAAAGTAAGTTTTCATACTAAAATTTAAAGTCCAAATCAAATATCTTACTGTTCCTTTTTCTCCTTCGTATTCTTGCGAGTATGATACATCATTTAAAATAATAGGAACGTCTCTTTTTGTTTCAATATTATCAATAAAATTAATTGATACTGTATAGTCTGGTTCAAAGTATGGAAGAATTTGTTCAATAATTTGCGTACCATCTTCTACATTACGCGCATAAACATTCAATTCAAATCCGATAGTATATGGAACGCCGCTACGCAAATAATCTAATTTTGAATTTGATTTTACATAAAACGTTTCGTTAAATGAAGATAATTTTCTTGCTGAATCGTATGCGATAGAAGTTATTTCAAACGACATTCTTGGTAAAGTTGTTTGAACGTTCTTTTGAAGATCAGGATCGCCAAGAAGTTTTGTTATAAATGTTTCTTTTGGTGCATATGATAACGGAACTTTAAAACGCTCAAGTTCTGTAAATGTGTTATAACTGTAACGCTTTAATGTAATGTCATTAAAAACTGATCCGAAAGCAATCACATTTTTTCGTATAATTCTATGATAGAATGATGAACCAGATAACATTAAGGTTCACCAAATGGGTTTGATTCTGTGAAGTCTAAGATACCACCATCGGCTTCAAATTCAATTAAATCGTTATTGTCAAGACCATCATTCACATTGTCTGCAAGATTTACACTGCTCAATATAAATGATGCATTTGATCCAACACCTTTAATTGCGGATCCTGTAGCAAAACTTCCCTTTGTATTTTTCAATTTAAGTTTTAATGTTGGTTTATCCCATTCAACAACATAACCTGTTGCTGTTGCAGCGTTTAGTGTATTACCTTGATAAACTTGTTCATTTAAATTATAGGTTAAAGTTCCACCAGAAGTCATGGTATATTCATAAACAAAACTATTTGAATTTTCAACGCCAACAACTTCTGGATCGCCAACTTCAAGACTTTCGTTGCTGTAACGGAATAGTTCGCATGTGACCAAAAATCCATAATAACTTGATTTACCAAAGGTGTAGAAAAAGTTATCACGTTCAACGTAAGTAATTTCAAACAAATTTCTAAAATTTGTAAGCCACAATAAATCGCCCTCTCTTGGGCGAAGTAAATTTTGCGGAATGCCTCGCTTAAATGCGCGATGAGGAATTATGAATTGAACTTGTTTACGAATTTCAAGACCAAATTTACTAAACAAGTCGCCGCCTTGAAAACCGTCAACATTTTGTACATATACAGCAATTGGATATGATGAATCATATTTCTTAGTTGGATCATCACCGAATAATAAATCAAAAGTTGAATCGGTTTCTCTTGGAATATACTTTGCGTCGATTCCATATGTGTTGACGACTTCACCGATTAAATCTTCGTATAATCGTTGTTCTGGAGTAGAATTATAATTATTAAAGTATACTGATGTTGGCATTAACCAATCTCAAATTGTGGCGGTTCTTCGTAGGTATCGCGAAGTTTTTCTTCGAGACGTTCTATTTCTTGCTCAGCCTCATTCCATATTTGTTGACCGTTCAAAGTGATTCCACCAGGAAGTTGAACACCAGAAAACTTTTTCAGATTCTCACCCCATTGCTTCTTAAACAATGCGGTGACATATTTCTTGAGCCATCCGTCATTCCAAACTTCAATGGCGACGTTTGGATCAAGAGTTTTATAACATTCAATTACCAAGTAACTGCCTGCAACAACTCTATTATCCCATTTCATATCGATGTAGAGTTTATCGTCATGTCGATTGAAGCGAATTGGTTGTTCGCCTAAAAATAAAAGATCTAATGTGCGAATATGTTGTTTTGCTAATGCATAGTAAACGTAATCAGCAGAAGTGAAATCGTATAGTTCATTTAGACGTAATTGATACGTCAAATCGAACATATTGAAATTGCCTGCAGCGTTTGAATTGACACTATCTGATCCAATTGGAAACATACGAGTGACGCCAATCACGGTGCTTGGCATAGAAATATAAGTGTTAGAAATATCTCCTTGAGTTACTTCATGCTTTAAATATGTCTTTTCTACTGCATCGTAGTGAAACTGCTGATACATTGTAAGAGCTTCGTCGATACGATCGTCTAATTGATCCTCGTCGACGTTAATTTCTATGACTGGAAATCCTAATTTGCGTAGTGCATAGTCTTTTAATTCTGTGCGAGAGGTAGGTTTAGCCATTAAATTTCATCTCTTGGGTGGCGTTGTGTCCATAGAACTAGACTATATTTAGTTCCACTTGTAATTGGTAGGCTCTCGTGACCGTGAGTTACCTGACCTGGCCAAAGGAGAATATCGCCGACTTCCATACCGATATTGCTGATTTTTTGCCTTCTAAAGTATAATTCTGCTCCAGTATATTCGTTATTCAACTTAATGGTTCCGCTCACCATAGAAGCATCATTATGGCAAGAAAGTGACTTTTGTGTATCTGCGCTGTATCGAATCACAAAAAGGTCACGAACGCCATACATTTGAGTCGGAGCCCAATATGATTCGATGACGGGAAAAACGTACTCCTTTAGATTTTTTTCAATCTGATTCCACAAACTCATATCGATGGCTTTAACTCGAAGTTCTTGCGCTGGAAATTTATCGTATTCTAGAGGTTTAAATCCGCCATTTTTATGAGCAGTTTCCTCTGCCATTCCAATCAGATCAGCACACATTTGTGGCGTCATAAACTTCATACGAAGAATTTCAGGACCGATAACCTCAAACTCTTTTGTATTTGCGAATTTCGGCGTTAGTATGTTAACGGCTTTTTGTTGCGGATAAAGAATTTCGCAAATTGTATCAAATTTTTTCTTGGCTGCAGGACCACCGTTACCGTGTAAAATTAAACCTGTGCATTTTGTTTCTGTGTTAACAATCTGACTGTGTTTGTTCACAGTTATTTTATCTTCAACCATGGAAACACACTGAAATACATAACCCTCATGATCTAATTTTACATTATAGCGTTTGCTTAAAAACTTTTTATGAAAGTATAATTGATCGTCATCAATGTCTTTTAGTGGCTCTTCCATCATCTTTTTCAATTCAGAAACGACGCCGATAAAACAACCACTATTCAAATAGCGATAACCAGTTGCTGGTTCTGGAAATTCTTTTTCTAGATTTCTATCTGGCCAACAAACTTTTTCGGCGGCAAAAAGAACCTTGCAATGAAACTGCAAATAACGATCAAGAATGCTTGCTTCTGAATCGTTAATGATTACATCATAGCCGTCAACAAACAATACAACGTCATTGTCTCTATAATTTTCTAATTCTTGGCGTAACAAATTGACCTTCATTCCACCACCAGGACCTTTTTTCACATCACCGCCAGTCCAGTTGTTATGAGCACCAAGTGCTTTAACTTTAAGATTATTCTTTTCAGCAGATCTTAATAGTTGTGATGCTTTTTCTAAATCCGTAGCAACAGTTAGTATTTTTAAATCAAAATCTTTAAAGTATTTTGTACCTGTTCCAATTTCTGTGTCTGATGTGTTGAATGCACCAGCAATTGGTTTACAAACGTTAGGTTCAAACGCCAAAGGTTCAATTTTCGGTAAGTATGCAAATTCTTCTTGCAATTCTTTAGATGGGTGAATTCCTAACATAACAGGAAGATATTCATCTGCAGGTAAAATATTATTGTATGCAAAATTATTACACAATTTTTTAGCTGCTACTGGCGTTAATGCATATGCGCAAGTCCAATATGAATATGTTGGTATAGAAAGTGTATCGCTAATTTTGCGTGGTTGTTTGCCAATATCTTTTCTGGACAAATATACAAATTCGTTTTTACTTAATACATCTAAAACTTCGTCTAAATTGAAGTTTGGTAAAAATTCAATATCGTCTTCAAACACAAGAACGGGTTCATTGAGTTCGATACATTTTTTCCAAACGCCAAAATGACTCAACATACAGCCAATTTCGCCGTGAGTAAATTTGCGATTATGATATGGATCGCGCCACGATCGATAGGTATCATAACTCATCTTAATTAAATCTGTGTGAGTAATTTCTAATCCATCTACAGCATCAAAACGTTGCAAATGTATTTTTGTTTTGTTTGTAAAATGATTATTAAAACGGCGAACAAACGAATCAAGTTTTGCTCTATTTTTTGCAAGATTGATCACAAAAGCATTAATCATAAAATAATCCTCAAGTTGGTGGCGTTGGCCAAATCACTTCATCTGGTGTTGCATATGTTTGTGGAACGTCTCTGAGCGTCTGTCTATATGTAGTCCATGCAGTTTTAGTGCCTAATGTAAAATCGGGTAACTGCGTGTAATCAGATTCCTTTAAAAGGAAATTTCTTGTATCGCGAATTACGTCCCAAGTAATTGGCGTTGGTGTTTTTTCTTGCAAAGAAATCGCGCCATCAGAAACAACAATCATTTTATTATTTGAATTAATCTCAAACAATAAAGAAAGATGTTCTTCTTTTGTAATTTCAATTGTATCTTCAGGTAAAGACGAATATGTTAATCTATCGTCGTAAAAACCTCGATTACTTGGACTATAATAAATCGCCATGTTAGTAACCTAATGCAGTAAAGTATAATGTATCTGTTTGTGTTGCGCCTGAGGATGAACGTTGATTTAAGAAATCAAAGAAAGAAGTTCCAATAGTGCGTACTTGAGCCCAAACGTCATAATTGTTTGTGAGCCCCCTCACAGTTAATTGCACGCTAAGACATGCATTTGGGAAAGTTACTGGTAAACCTACACTTATGACATTCGGCTCAGTCCAATCTGCAGCCCCTCTAGCAACTGTTCCGTATTGCAATATTGTTGAGATGCCTGTTACAGAATCTGGTGGGAATACAATATATCCTATTGTTCCAGATATTGCTTGAGTATTTAAGTTTGATGCTGCTCCACCAGAACCAGCTTCACCCTTGTCGCCAGGAACTCCTTGAGAACCTTTATCGCCAGTTGCGCCCTTCGGACCTGGATCGCCTTGAATACCCTTTGATCCTATTGTACCCTGTGTACCTGTTACACCTTGTGTACCAAATAAACCTTGATTGCCTTGGAAACCTTGGAAGCCTTGTGTGCCCTGACGACCTTGATTGCCTTGAAATCCTTGTGTTCCTTGAATACCACGATCGCCCTGTGCACCTTGAATGCCCTGACGACCTTGGAAACCCAATTCACCCTGAACGCCTTGTGTTCCTTGAATACCACGAGCACCTTGTGCGCCTTGTAATCCAAGTGGACCAAATGCACCTTGAATGCCTGCTATGCCTTGTTCACCTTGGAAACCGCGAAGACCTTGTGCACCTTGTGCGCCCTGAACGCCAGTTAAACCTTGTGCGCCTTGAATTCCACGATCGCCTTGTGCGCCTTGAACGCCTTGACGACCTTGTTGTCCTTGTGCACCTTGTGCGCCAGCTTGTGCTGGTAAACCTTGCTCGCCTTGTAATCCTCTTGCACCTTGCGTACCTTGTACACCCTGTATACCTTGTGCGCCTTGATTACCAACAACACCTTTATCGCCTTGCGCACCTTGACGTCCTACAGATCCTTGTGTACCTTGCGAGCCTGTTGCACCCTGTGTTCCTTGGAATCCTTGGTTTCCTTGAATACCTTGAATGCCTTGTATACCTTGAGCACCTTGCGCACCCTGCGTACCCTGCACCCCTTGCGTTCCAATAATACCCTGGAATCCTTGGAAACCTTGTGGACCACCTGGCTCACCCTTCTGTCCTTTGTCACCTGTTCTGAAGAAGCGAATTGAGAACAATAAACCATAGGTCGATGAAGGCATGACGCCTGAAATATATTCCACACCAAGTTTGAAATATTCTTCAATTGGTCCTGGCTCAGACGAATAGGTTACGCTTGTAACTCGCCACAATGAGAATTGTTCTTGATTGTTGTTATCTTCAATTTCAAGAAAGCCCTTGTAATCACTAGTGCTATCGTCAAACAAATAGAAGAAATCATCATGGCGAATTTGGAATTCATCACCTGGATCAATAAAGATTTGCGTAACATCAGGAATGCTAGCATCGTTAAATCTGAAAAATCCTGTGCCTGGATCGC